AACAGTAATGAGTTTAGATATTTCAGAACATCAGAGGGTAAATATTAATGGCATTAACTACATACACAGAATTAAAAGCATCACTTGCTAACTGGTTAAACAGATCAGATTTAACAACTGAAATAGGCGATGACTTTATTAAATTAGCAGAAGCTGATTTTAATTCTAAATTAAGAGTTAGAAGTATGATAGATCAAGTAAGCATAACTATTAGTGCTGAAACTGTTGCCTTACCAACTGATTTTTTACAAATTAGAGATTTTTATATTTTAGCTGGTCAAACAAAAACTCCATTGGTTTATTCAACACCAGCAACAATGGATGCAACAAGTGGAACATCAACTACTGGCAGACCAAGTACATTTACAATTTTAGGAGATACAATTAGATTCTCTCCAAAACCAGATGCAAGTTACACAGCTAAAATGAATTATTTTAAAAAATTCCCAGCTTTAAGTTCATCTGTTGCAACAAATTATATTCTAGGATCACATCCAGCAATTTATTTATATGGATCATTGTTTCATGCAGCAAACTTTTTAGGTGGTATCAATCCACAACAAGTCCAAGTTTGGCAACAAATGTTTGGAACTGCTATGGAACGACTTGAGTTAAACGATAGAGAAGATGAATACAATGGAAGTCCTTTACAAGTAAGAACTACAACATCAGTAGCTTCTCCATTTGTTTCAATTTCTTAACAACAGGAAAAAAAAATAATGCAATTACCTTTTGGCGAATGGTTACCAGATCAACCAGATCATTTAAATCCAGGTGCAACTGTAGCGACTAACGTTTTTCATGCTGCTACAAGTTATAAGCCTGTAAAAGGTTTAGTACCTTATAGTGGTACATCAACTGTTTTACAAAATGCTAAAGGAGCAAAAAGTTTTAGAAATAATGAAAACACAGTTTTTACTTTTGTAGGAACAGCAGATACAATTTACCAATTAGCATCAGGAACTTTTGTAGATAAGGGTGCTGGTGGATTATTTTTAAATACTGCTAAAGCATCATGCACAATTACAGTTTCAGATCAGGCAAATATTGGAGCTAACAAAACTATTACATTAAAAAAAAATGATGGCTCAACTGTTGTTTTTACATCAACAGTAGGCACAGCATCAGGAACTCAGTTTAAAGTAGAAACAAATAACAATACTACTGCATCAAATTTAAGAGTAGCTATTAATGCTAATGCTCATTTTACAGCAACAGTATCAAATGCAGTTGTAACAGTTACCAGAGCAGCAGTAGGTAGATTAAATTTAACTAATGTTTCATCTGATACTGTAAGATTAACAACAACAAATTTTATTGGTGGCACACCTTTATCAGGAACTGCTACTGATTATATAACTTTTACTCAATTTGGAAGTTATGTTATTGCATCAAATGGTGTAGATGCACCTCAATATTTTTTAATGGGAACTTCAACAGGTTTTGTTGATTTACAAACTTTAGCAACTGCATCAGGATCAGGAACAGTACCTTCTAAGTTTAGAGTTTCAGGTGTCATAAGAGATTTCTTGGTGTCAGGTAACATAGAAAATGCAAAAAACAGATTAGCTTGGTCAGGTATTAATGATATTTCTACTTGGGAAGCTGGTGTTAGTTCATCAGATACTCAAGACCTGCCTGGCTCTGGTGGTCAAATAGTTGCAATTACTTCTGGTGAGGTTGGATATATTTTCAGAGAAGATTCAATTTTAAGAATGGACTTTGTTGGTGGGAACGTAGTATTCCGTTTCTCAGTATTATCTCCAAATAGAGGTGCAGTATTTGCTCAAGCTGTTTGCCAGGACAACAGACAGGTTTTTTTTTATGCTTCGGACGGATTTTTTCAAATCAATGGAGATCAGATACTTCCTATTGGATCTGAAAAAGTTAATAGATTTTTTGAACAAGATTTAAACAAAGCATTTACAGATAGAATTACAGCAGCAGTAGATCCATTTAATACTTTAGCGATTTGGTTATATCCAAGTAAGGATAATCCAAACACTACTGGTATTTGTGATAAACTTTTGATATACAATTATGTAACTCAGAAATGGTCAATTGCTAAAGTTAAAGCATCACAAATATTTCAACAATTTATTGTAGCTAACACAGTTGAGCTTATGGATATTATAAGTTCTAACATAGATGATATTAATATTTCACTTGATACAAGGTTCTGGGAAAATGGACATTTGTATTTAGGTGCAGTTGATGAAAATTTTAAAGCAGCTATTTTTTCTGGAAAAAATTTAGAAGCTGAACTTGAAACTAAAGAAACAGAATTGTTTCCAGGTTTAAGAGCAAACATAACAAGTGTTAGACCAATTGTAGATGCAAGTGCAAATGTAGTTATTAAGACTAGAGATAAATTAGCAGATGCAGTTACAGCATCACCATCAAGTTCAATGAACGCAAGTGGTATAAATCCAGTAAGAAAATCTGGTAGATATTTTAGAGCTAATGTTAAAATTCCAGCAGAGAGTCTTTGGACTAATGCACAAGGAATAGATTTAAAAGCAGTACCAGGTGGAGATAGATAGTGTCAGATAAAATAGATATAGATAACATCAGATATTCATTTGACTTAAAAGAGCTTTTTCAAAGACAAGTAGAAGAAGCAGTAAATACATTAATTAATAAAAATAACTCTGAAAGCGATAAGGCTTTTAGTTGGTTTATAAATTAGGAGCAAAAAATTATGACTAGCAATATAAAAGATTATTCAACAACACAAGCAAGTAACATTTCTTTAAATGGAATTGATACCAATGAGGGTATGTTACCTAGTAATCTAAATAATGCTTTAAGAGCATTGATGAAGAATACTAGAGATTTAGCAAATGACTCACAATGGTTTGAATATGGTGTTGGCTCTGGTGCTTATACTTCTGCTTGGGTTTCAACAACTCAATTTACAATAGCAAGTGGTGTAGATATTAGTGCGATCTATCATGTTGGTAGAAGATTAAAAGTTTTAAAAGCAGATAATAGTCTTGTTTATGGATCAATAACTGCAACTTCTAATAATGGTACATTACAAACAGTTACAGCTACTTTTGATAGTGGCAACTTAGGTGCTTCATCAAACGTATTAAGAATTTATATTGGTGCTTTATCAAAAACTAACTCATCTATTCCAACAGAAATTATTGGCACATCTAATATTGCTAACAATGCAATCACTGCTGTTAAAATTTTAGATTCAAATATTACAGTTGCTAAGATGGCAGATAATTCTGTTGATTCTGACCAGTATGTAAATGGTTCAATAGATACAATTCATATTGCTGACGCACAAGTTACAACAGCAAAAATTACTGATGCAAATGTTACTACTGCAAAAATTACTGATGCAAATGTTACTACTGCAAAGATAGCAGATTCAAATGTAACAACAGCTAAGATTGCTGACTCTAATGTAACTACTGCAAAACTAGCAACTAATGCTGTTACAACTATTAAAATTACAGACGGAAATGTAACAACTGCAAAGATAGCAGACTCACAAATTACTTCTGCTAAAATAGCAGATGGTGCAATTGTTAATGCAGATGTAAATGCTTCTGCTGCAATAGCAGCTACTAAAATACATGATGGTACAATTTCTAATACTGAGTTTGGATTTCTAAATGGTGCAAGTTCAAATATTCAAACACAAATAGATGCAAAAGGTGCATCTAATGCTAATTTAGTAGCGATTGGTAACTTAGCAAAAACAGATGGTAATTTAATTGTTGGTAATGGATCAACTTGGGTAGCTGAAAATGGTGCTACTGCTAGAACTTCTTTAGGACTAGGTTCTGTTGCAACACAAGCAGCAAACAATGTTTCAATATCTGGTGGATCTGTTACAGGACTAGGCAATCCATCAAATAATTCAGATGCAGCAACTAAATCTTATGTTGACCAAGCAGTTGCTGGTTTAAGAACTAGAACTATTGCAGAATGTGCTTCAACAGCAAATGTAAATATATCAAATGGTTTAGAAGCTGGTGATGCAATAGATGGTATAACTTTAGTTGCTGGAGATAGAGTGCTTTTAAAGAATCAGAGTACAGCATCTCAAAATGGTTTATATCTTGCAGTAGCATCAGGTGCTGGTGCAGCATCAAGAGATCCAGAACATGATACTATTGCCGAACTATCAGGTGGTATGGTTATAACTAATCAAGGTTCTGTAAATGATAATAAAATATTTTTATGTACGACAGATAGTAATGGATCTTTAGGATCAATAGCAATTACTTACACAGTTGTTACTCCAAGTAATTCAGGAACAGTAACAAGTATTGCAACTGGTACAGGAATTAATGGTGGTACAATTACTGCTGCTGGAACAATTTCAATAGATAATACTGTTACTACACTTGTTGGAACTCAAACACTTACAAACAAAACTTTAACTGCTCCAGCAATAAATACAGCTACAATAACATCTCCTAGAGTTGTGACTTCTATTTTAGATAGTGGTGGAAACGAATTAGCTAAATTAACTGCTACTGGTTCAGCAGTAAATGAATTTACAATAGCAAATGCTGCTAGTGGTAATGCTCCAAGATTATCATCAACTGGAGAAACCAATGTTGGTTTAGATTTATTAGCAAAAGGTACTGGTCATGTAACTATTAGAGGTAATAGTAACTCTGGTGCAGTACAGTTTAATTGTGAAAGTAATACTCATGGTCAAATTGTTAAAGCACAACCTCATTCTGCAAGTGTAACTAACACTATGTTATTACCTGCTGGTGCTGATTCAACTTTAGTATCTTTAGTTTCAGCAGATACACTTACAAATAAAACTTTAACATCACCAAAAATAAATGAAAATGTAGCAGTAACTTCAACTGCAACTGAAATAAATAAACTTGATGCTGTAAGTAGAGGAAGTATTATTTATGGTAATGCTAGTGCAGCTACAGCAATTTTAACTAAAGGTGGAGCTGGTACAGTATTAACATCTGATGGTACGGATATAGCTTGGAGTGATCCAGCATCTGGTGGAACAGATTGGCAGTCAAGCATTGTAACAGGATCAACTATAACAGTAGTCGCTGGTAGAGGATATTGGATTAATACAACATCAAATACTTGTACTATTACATTGCCTAGTTCAGCTAGTGTTGGTGATGAATTAATTTTCGTAGATTATGCTAGAACTTGGGGTTCAAACAAAATTATAATAGATAGCAATGGTTTAAAATATCAAGGAGATACAGATGCTTTAACAGTTGAATATGATACTAATGGTCAATCATTAAGAATAGTTTATTCAGGTGCAACTAAAGGTTGGATTCCAACTGAGGATGATGCTGTAGAGGATGCTCCGATTGTTCCTCCTTATAGTATAGAGTTTTTAGTTATTGCAGGTGGTGGAGGTGGTGGTTTCCAAGATGGAGGTGGAGGTGGTGCTGGTGGTTATAGAACATCAACTCAAACTGCATCTGCTGGAAATTCAATTTCAATTACAGTTGGTGATGGTGCAGCAGCAATTTCAAGTGGTAGTTCTAGGTCTAATCCTGGTTCAAATTCATCAATATCTGGTTCTGGTTTATCTACAATCACAAGTACAGGTGGTGGTGGTGGTGGTTATTATCAAAATAATGGTAAAAGTGGTGGTTCTGGTGGTGGTGCTTATTACACTACTTCTTTTGGACAAGGTAACACCCCAAGTACATCTCCAAGTCAAGGCAACAATGGTGGAACTTCAGAAACTTCTCCTAATAGAGCAGGTGGTGGAGGTGGTGCAAGTGCTGCTGGTGACAATGGTTCTAATGTTTCAACTGGTGGTGCAGGAACAGCATCTTCAATAACTGGTTCATCAGTAACAAGAGCTGGAGGAGGAGGTGGAGGTCGTTCAACTTTACCAGTTTCTTCTGGTGGTGCTGGTGGTGGTGGAACAGGTGCTAGAAGTGGTAATCCAGTAGCTGGTAATGCAACAGCTAATACTGGTGGTGGTGGTGGAGGAGGTTTTTCTTCTGGTCAATCTGGTGCTGGTGGAAAAGGTGTGGTTATTTTAAGTATGCCAGACGCAAGTTATTCAGGAACTACATCAGGCTCTCCAACAGTTGCTACAGGAGTTAGTGGAAAAACAGTTTTAACATTTAATGGAAGTGGGAGTTATACATCATAATGGCATCATTCGCAAAAATAGGTTTAAACAATAAAGTAATAGAAGTTCAATCAGTAGTTAATGAAGTGCTACATGATAGTAATGGAGTTGAACAAGAAGTTAATGGAATAGATTTTCTAACTAAATTAACTGGTTGGTCTATTTGGTTTCAGACTTCTTATAATACTCATAGTGGAGTACATGATAATGGTGGAACACCTTTTAGAAAAAATCATGCTAGTATTGGCTATACTTATGATGAAGATAGAGATGCTTTTATAGCACCTAAACCTTACGCATCATGGATATTAAATGAAAATACTTGTATTTGGAAATCACCTATTGGTAATATTCCAACATTAAATTTAGAACAACAAGATCAAAATACAGCCGAAACTCATAGTTGGCGTTATGTTTGGAATGAAAATAATCAAACATGGGATTTAACAAATATTTATTAATTTGTTAATAATATGAAAAAACCTATTATTGAAAATTTATTTCCAATACCTATTTATATGTCAAATATAGATAGAAAATTTACAAAACAAGAATTACAATTTGTAAATGAACAAAAAAAACATTGTAATAAAAATGAAGGAAATATTAACACTAAAGATAACTACATTTTAAATAGAAAAGAATTTAAAAACATTAAAAAATTTATTGATAAAGTTTGTCAAGATTATTTAGAAAAAATTATATCTCCTAAAAATAATATAGAACTTTACATAACTCAATCTTGGTTAAATTATACAGAAGAAAATCAACATCATCATATTCATGCACATCCGAATTCAGTTGCATCAGGTATATTATATTTTGATTGTGATAAAAAAAATGATAAAATTAAATTTTCACATCCAGTAGGCTACCAGCAAATAAAACCTGAAATAAAAAATTTTAATATATGGAACTCTGAAACTTGGTGGTTTCCTTTAGAAACTGGTCAATTAGTAATGTTTCCATCATCAACTACTCATCAGGTAGATACTAAAAAAGGAACTAATACTAGAATAAGTTTAGCTTTTAATACCTTTTATAAAGGTACATTAGGTTCAAATTATAATTTAACTGAATTAATTCTATAATAAAAAAATTTTATAAAACATTTGTAAATAAATATTATATCTACACACCACATATTCACTTGCTTAACTATAAATTAATATTATGAAAAATTATCTTTATATATCTGACAACAAAATTAATATTAAAACTACAATAAGATAATTATGGCTAACTCATATAAATTTTTAGGTGTTAATTTATCAACACAGGCAGAAACATCTATTCTAACTGCTGCTGCTAAAGAAACTATTATCATTAAATCTATAAGAGTTACAAATAATACAGGCAACACACCATCAATATCTTTTGATGTTTTAGATAGTTCTAATAGTGTTGAAGCTACAATACTAAATACACAAACACTTACAGCAGACTCATCAGTTGAAATTTTAACAATGCCTTTAATATTAGAATCTTCTGATGTTTTAAAAGCAACTGTTAGTACCAACGATAATGTCAATATAGGAATAAGTTACTTAAATATAACGTAATGAATTTAGTCAATATACCATCATCTAATTTAGATGATGTTTGGTCTTTAGTTAAAAAAGATATTAGCGAAGCTCTATCTTACTCAGGCAATCACACAGATGCAGACTTTGTGTATGATTGTGTTAAAGCAGATAAAATGCAGCTATGGGTAGTTTGGGATAAGGATAAACCAACAACACTTGAAAAGTATTATGGAGTTGTGGTTACAGAAATAGTTAAAAGAAAATTAATACAATCTTGTAATATATTTATTGTTACTGGCAGACAAAGACAAAAATGGCAACATTTAATAAGTGTGCTTGAAGATTTTGCTTTAGAAAACAATTGCACCAACATGGAACTTTTTGCAAGAAAAGGTTGGGAAAAAATTATGGAACAATTTGATTATAAAAAAACTCATGTTGTTCTTGAAAAACAAATAATAAACAAAAAGGAAAAATAATATGTCATTTGGAGGAGGATCATCAGGAGGTGGAACTGTGCAGAATCAATCAGTTCAACCATACGAACCAGCTAGACCAGCTTTAAATCAAATTATAGGTGAAGCTGGAAATTTATATAATCAAGGTGTGGGTGCTGCTGGATATGTAGCTCCATCTACTCAAACTACTCAAGGTCTTGCCCAACAAGAAGTTATGGCTAATGCGTCTAACACTCAGTTGGCTGACACTTTAAGTGGCAACTATTTGAATCCTTTTTTATCTCCAATGTTACAAGGTGCTGCTAACGATATTGCAACATCTGTCAATTCAGAATTTTCGGCTGCTGGAAGATCGCCTGGCTCAATGATGAATCAACAACAAATTTTAGGTGGTATTACTGATGCTGCTTTACCTTATGCGTTTGAAGAATACGGAAAAGAACGAAGCAGACAATTAGCAATAGCTGGTTCTTCACCAAACTTAACACAAGTTGGTGGACAGTTAGAAAATATTCAAAGACAACAAAACATGGCTCCATTTCAAGCACTACAACAGTACAACAGTATTGTTAATCCTATTGCTACTGGACTACCAGTTCAACAATCTAGCACACAAACATCTGCTAACCCAGTAACTACTGCTATGGGTGGTGCATTAATTGGATCTAAGTTTGGTGTTCCAGGTGCAATGATTGGTGGTGGTTTAGGATTCTTAGGAGGACTATTATAATGGATAAAATAAATAAAATAATTTACGATTTAAAAGCAGACATAGATAACAACACATCTAAATACATTATTATACTTGGTGTACTATTTGTAATTTCAATAATCTTATAAGGACATAAATGTTATTAAATGACGACAACTTTGTAATGCAAGGTGGTGTTAGAAACTATCTTGGTAAAACCGAAGAAGTTAAAGCACCTAAATTTTGGAAGTCATCTGAAAATAGTCCATCAACAGAACTTGTATATATTACAGAAGCTGAAAAAGGATTATTACTTGATGCCAATTTACACAACTCTTTAAATAATGGAAAACCAAATGTTGGTGCATCTGGTCTTTTAAGTTTAGATGGTTGGGGTGATAAAAACTCTGATGGTAGTTCTGACACAAGTGGTGGAAATGCTGGTGCAGAAGGTGGTCAAGGAAGTGGAAATAGTAACGATAGTTATGATAGTGGTAATGATTATACAACACCAACCCCAGCTTCTCCTCCAGGAGTAACACCTACAAGTAATTTTGATTATGAAACAGAAGCATATTCTAAATATTATGATCCCATAACTAAAAAAACTGTAAAAACTGGTAAAATAGAATCTAATTTCTTTAATCCTGAAACTGGAAAGTTTAGTTTAAAACAAACACCAGGAGTTATTAATGTTGCTGAGTATCAAACATCAAATATTGGAGCATACTTAGATTCACCAGGAGTTTCAGATAAAGATAAAACAGATTTTTTAGGAAGATTACAAGCTATATCAAATTCAAATTTAGTTGGAACTAATATAGATGGTATTGAAGATGATTTTGTTATTGGCAATTTAGACACTTCTTTAAAATCAATTATAGATCAAACTAAATATAGTAAATACACAGACAATATTAGTGAAGTTGCTAAAACTTTTGAAAAAGATTTAAAAACTACACCATTAAGCACAATTGCCAAATCAGGTGGAATTATAGGAACTTTTTTTAGAGGAGCTACTGATAATTATAAAAATAATAAAGCTATGGATTTGTTAGGTTATACAGGATCTACTATAGAATATAATCCTGATGGTTCTGGTGATTTTAATTATGGTGGTGGTTTTTTAACTGGTAATGCTAGTCAAGGTGAAAGAGATGCAGTAAATCAATTAACACCTTATGCTGCTGATGCAGTTGGTGGTACTACCTCTCAACCATCTATGGTTAATGATTATTTTAATAATCTAAATAATACTAATCTTGGTATTAATCAAAACTATTTAAACACTTACAACACAGCTAAGACTAAAATGGCTAACACTTTAAATATAACACCTAATACTCAACAGTATGGTTATGGCAATAGTTACAATGATAACTATTCCAGATCCATGAATAACAGTAATGTTTTCTATAACTACTTAAACGAACAAGGATTAATATAATGCCAGAAGATGAAGATAAGTTTAAAGGACTTTTATACTCACCAGAAGTTTTAGGTGGAATAGGATTATTAACTCAAGGGTTATCAGGTGCTGCTCCTAGTGCTGCTTTGCCAAGCCTTTTACAAGGTATGCAAACTGCATCATTATTTAAAAAACAAAAAACAGCAGATGAAAGAGCAAAATTTATAAAGCAATATGAAGATCAAGTTCCAGCAGATCAACTACCAGCATTTAGAGCTTTTCCTGAAAAATGGGTAGAACAGAATCTTTTTGCTAAAGATAAAGGATCAAAATTTGAAACTTTTTTATCTCCAAATGGAGAAGATAAAGTAACAATTAACACAAATACTAAAGCTGGTTTGTTAAGGTCTGAGGAATTGACCAACGATATAAATAAATATAATAAAATATCTCAATCAATTACTGGAAAAACTACTAGCGATCTTACTCCAAAGAAAACTAAAACTGATATTGACCAAAAGTTAATGACTGAGTATGAATTTAGAGATAGTTTTGAAACTATTGATGTGTTGTTTGATCCTAAATATGTAACTTATTTAGGAAAAGGTGAAGCCTTTATTTTAGGTGAAGCTCAAAAATTAGGTTTTAAAACAAGTAAAGATCAAGATAATTATTTATCTAAATTTGGTGAATGGAAGTCCGAAGTTCTTAAAAACTCTAACCAATACAGAAAATATATTACTGGTGTTGCTGCTGGTGGAAAAGAGATAAAACTTTTAGCTGGTACTATTGCTAATCCTGATGATGCTCCATCAGTATTTAGAGCAAAAATTAATGCTGCAAGAATATTAAACGATCAAAATATTAAAAGACTTGAAAGATATAAAAATGAGGGTTTAGGTGAAATTACTTTAAATGACAAAGGTGAACCGACTGGCAAATATAAAGAGTTTTTAGAAAAACCAGAAAACCAATTAAAGATTACTAAAGAAGTTGCACAAGGTTTTGTTCAAAATTTAGTTAATGGAGATTATAATAATGCACAAATTCAATTAAAAATTAAACAAGTATTTGGTGCAGAGAATGTGGTTAAAATTAATGAGTTATTACAAGATTTAAAATAAAGGTAAATTATGGAAATATTTGATTACACTTCAATTATTAAAAAACAAGAAGAAGAAATAAAAACCACTACCAATCAATTAGCTAATGCTGAAACTAACAATCCTGAAAACAATGTTGAAGCATCTGAATTAACTAATACAGAAGTTGCTATTGATACTGTTGCGTCACCTATTGTTGGATATAGTGAGGGTATAACTCAGTTGCTTGACCTACCTTTTATATTAGATAATGCCTTTAAAAAGGGTGGAGGTATGTTGGCAGTTAAAGTTGCTAAAATGATGAATATGGATGAATCTGATATTGAGGACATGGAGCAAAAATATAAAGTTGCTTTAGCATCAGAAAATCAAATTAGACCAGGAAAATATTTAAGAGAAAAGTTTTTAACTTACGACACTAAATTAGATGCCAACGAATTTTCTAGGAGTGCAATGGAATTTGCATCACCTAGTATTTTTACTAAAGCTAAAATGATTTTTGGTACAACTGGTGCTGTATCTGGAGTAATTAAAGAGGGTGTAGAACAAAAAACTGGTAGCGAAGCTGCTGGTTATGGTGTAGGTGGTGCTGTTAATTTAGGTCTTGATCTTTACATGGCAGCTAGAGGTAATACTTCTGGTTTAGCAAAACACATTATTCCTGATAATGCTGCTGACATTAAAAAAGTTAAGGATCTTCAAAAGTATGCAAAAGACAAAGGTTTAATTTTAAAGACATCAGAAGCTAGTGGAAATAAATCTATTATAAAAATGGATGGTACAGTTGAGTCGTCTATTATAGGAAATAAAGTTGTAGATAAATTTTGGGCAAACAGACCAGCAGAAATGAAAGATTTTATTGCAAGGTGGGGAAAAGATAATGGCATTATTTCTACAAATAAATCTTTAAGTGTTAAAGAATTAAATGCACAATACGAAAAAGCTGCAATAGCTTTAGAATCTCAAGGATCACAAATGTGGTTGTTAAATGGTGGAGCAGAAATTAAAAAATTTAATTATAGTTCTACTCAAGTAAATGACATGATTATAGCTTTAGAAAAAGCAGCAGATGGTGGCAGTACAGGAGTACAAAGATTATTAAAAGATCAAGTTGCTAAAATTAAAAAGTCAGAGGGTAATGGACAAGTCATGCACAATTCTTATAAGATATTTAGGGATCTTAAAAGAAATGGTATTTTTACTAATGAAAAAAGTTTAGATAAAATTAGATATGCTGATATGGCATCAGAGCTTAAAAGTGTTCTAGCAACAAATAAAGGTTGGACTACTGCTAACGAAAAATATTCTAAATTTTATGATGGTTTTGTTGAGCCAATTACCAAAGGATCAATGACTCAAGTATTTAATGATATTAAAAAAATTAATTTTTCTAAAAATCCAGAGAATATGGGTAAATTATTTTCTCATCTAAATTCTCCTCTTTTATCTAAAAAAGATATTATCAGATTTGCAGACTCTGTTAATGCAAGTAAAGTACCAGGACTTTTAGAAAATACTATTTCAACTTATTTTAACAGCAAATTTATTGTAGCTGGTTCAGATGGTATGAAAGAGGGAATTAATACTGGTGTTATTTTTTATAATTCTATTATGAAGAATGAAGCTACTAAAGGAAATTTTACTGAGATGATGTATCAATTAGCAAAAACTAAAAATGCTAATGTTAAATATAAAGATATAGAAAATTCAATAGTTAAATTTGCAAATGTTTTAAAAGCTAGTGGTAAATCTGGTCAAGCTGGATCATCAACTGCTGGAAATTTATTATATAAAGAGGGAGCAGAAAGTAACAACGTTTCTTTTGCAATTGAAACAGGACAATTTTTACAAAGTGTTAATAAATTTTTTAAACAAAGAGCTTTTACCAAAACATCAAATGAATTAGCCGAAGCTATGGTTAGTGATAGAGGAATAGATGCTTTGTTAGAACTAGCTGCTAATTGGAAAGATCAAGCAAAAGTTTTTGGATTTGTTAAAGCTTTAACATTTGGTAATGCTAGTGTTGAATCTATGGAGCAAAACAATTAATGGCTTCTCAATCTGTAAAAAATTCGCAAGACATTATAAAGTTACAGGGTGAGATAAAACTTATTAACAATAAATTAGACACAATCACACACAACCATTTACACCATTTAGATTTAGAGATTAAAAACATTAAAAAAATCGCATGGGTAATTCTAACCATAAGTCTAAGCAGTCTATTAAGCTTGGTATCAAGCCTACTAAATTAAATCGTAGTTTAAAAGGAGTTGTTTCAGAATATCAATGTTGTGTTGATTATTCTAAACAAGGTAAATGGGTTTTTAAAGCCATTGATCCACAATCTCCATGCGATCTAATTACTTTAGATGTTGATGGTAAAATTGAACTGATAGACGTTAAAACAAATACTTATAGAAAAAACGTCAAATCTTATAGACGTAAAATTTGGCGAATACCTACTGCCAAACAAAAAAAATTAGGAATTAAAATAGTCATGGTAGATCATGGTAACGAATTATGAACATAGCAGATTTATTTAAAAAGAATTTTATATTTATACCAGTAGTAGCTTCAATAGTAGTTGGGGGTTTTACTTCTGTAAAATATGTACTTAATTTAACTCAAACAATTAATGGTAATAAAACAGCGATAACAAAAATATTAGCTGTTGAAGTAAATGATCTTCAAAGAGATTTAAAAATAGAACAAGACAAGGTAGCAGATTTAAAAATAAGATTATCCTCTGCTGAGGCTACATGGCAGATGGCAGAGAATTTATACAGGACTCTTGCAGACCAAGTGAGAGAACACTCATACGATATTAAAGATTTAAACAGATAAAAGGATTTATGAATAATGGAGATTGCCAGGATGAACTATTACTTCACAGGAATATTAATTGTATTAATGACTCTATTAGCATTGTTTGTCAAACCAGCTCATGCAAGAAACGAATATCTTAATAATGGCTCTAACACTTGTAGCACAGGATCGTTTGATATTTCCGTAGAACAAAGAGATACAGACTATATAAATAATGGAAGCTCCACTCATGAAAATGAAAATGTAAGATTAACTTATAGACATTTTTTAGGTTCTGCTTGTACTGATGATTTTAAAAAAGTGCAGCAAGAAAATATGGAACTCAAGCAACAGCTAGAGCTAATGAAAATGTGTGGTAGGGTTAATAGCAATCCTAGTCTTGAACAGAATAAAAACTTTAATTTACTTGTATCTAAATGCAGAGGTGTTTCCCCAACAAGTATTGATAATAGACCAGAGGATTCTAAAAGTAATTGGGATGATCTAAAAGATGATTATAAAAAAGAAAACCCAGAAATTATAATAATGGGTGATAAAATTTTAATACCACCTAAAGATTTTAAATTACCAGTACCCACACCATGAAAATATCAGAGAATACATCAGTAAGTATGCCAGTTAAAAATATGATTGGTATTGTTGTAGGAGTAGCTATGGGTGTGTTTGCCTATACAGAAGTGACAGCTAGATTAACTTCATTAGAAACTTCAAGAGAATTGTTTCAAGCAGACTTACTTAAAAAAAGTGAGCAGTTACCAACCGATCAAGAACAATTTATGTTGGTTGAGGATTTATATAAGACTACTGAAAAATTAGAAAAAAGAATTGATAATATGATGCACAACAAAATCAACATTGAATTTTTAAAGAAACAAACTGAAAAACTTTTAGAAGATGTAGAAAAACTAAAAGATAAAGTAAGACAGAATGGTAATGGTAGCCACTAATGATTGAGGTGGTTGTAGCATTATTAATGATTGTAAATGGAGAGATCAAAGAACATAGAATACAAGAATCCATGTCACATTGTTTAAAGGGTAAAAGAATAGCCAACAGAGTTTATAATGCCAATGTTGAATATCAATGTATTAAATCTAAAGCAGAAACAGAAATTTATGTTGGTAAAAAATCTATACTAAAACTTATTTTAGAATAATGGATAAATTTTTATCTAAATTTTTTGGGTGGATGGACTCCTTAATGGAAAAAGTTAATGATGTTTTAACATTTGATGTTGGGCAAGAACTAAAAAAAAAGCCTAAAAAAAAGAAGTGTAAAAATTGCCATTGTAAATGTCATTGTAAAATTGATCTGCATATACATGAGGATCAAGAAATTTGTAACTGCGACAACTGTAAATGTAGGTAAATATGAAACTATCAAAAAACTTTAGCCTTGCAGAATTAACTAAAAGCCAAGTGGCTGAACGATCTGGGTTAGACAATAATCCATCACAAGCAGAAATAGAAAATTTAAGATTGCTATGTGAGAGAGTTTTACAACCCACTAGAGATCATTTCCAGCAAGTAGTTTCGGTTAGCAGTGGATTTCGTAATATAATTTTGAATCGTAAATTGGGCAGTAAAGATAACAGCGACCATGTCAAAGCTTGGGCTGCTGATTTTGAAATATATGGCATAGACAACAATGTTGTTAGTGATTGGATTAAAGAAAACCTAATGTTTAAACAATTGATACTTGAACATTATAAGCCTGGAGATCCTAACTCAGGTTGGATTCATGTCAGTTACTCACCAGAAATTAGTGACAATAAAAAAGAATATTTAATGGCTATCAAAGTAGATGGCAAAACTCAATACAAACAAATAAATTTATCAACAGATAGGTATGTAAAATGATACAATTTTTAAGCTTATTAAAAAATCCTTTAGTAAAAATGGGGATTAATAAAATTTCTAGCCATTTTCAACATAAGGCAGAAAAGACTAAAATTATAAGAGCAGCAGAAATAGAAGCTGCCAAAACAATTTCAGTAGAGCAAATCAAACAACAAGAAAACTCATACAAAGATGAATGGTTAGTTATATTTTTTACAATATTAATGGCTTGTCATTTTATTCCATACACACAAGACGCAATGCAAAGAGGTTGGGAAATTTTAGAATATGCTGATCCAATGTTTTGGTACATTATTTTGACAATTGTTGGAGCTTCATTTGGTGTGACTACAATGAATAAAATGAAGAAAAAATAAATGCACTTTGTTTTGGTAATGTTAATTTGTAGTGGTTTGCCAGGCAACGACTGTAAGCCTTTACCTACACCTATTATAGAATTTAAAAATTATCATAACTGTATTTACTATGCTTATGATTATTCAAGTAAATTATTAAAAGATATGAGTCCAAATTTTGTAGATCAATATAAAGCCTTTACTCAATTTGATTGTAAAGAAACATTTAAGGTTACCACATAATGAAAAACAAAGCCTGGAAGAAACCAGATCAAATTATTTCACTTGGAGAATGTAGAATTTGTAACAAAGAAATTACGAATGATATGAGCTTCCTATCTTTTGCAGATGAAACTAGATCCCACATAACTTGCGATAAAAAAGAATACTTTAAAAAATTAATAGAAAAGGACAAATAGATTATGGCATTAACTGCAAGACAGAAAACAACTTTAAAAAAACATAGTGTGCATCACACAAAAAAACACATGAAAGATATGAAAACATCTATGGCTAAAGGTATTAGTTTTACTAAAGCTCATAAGATTGCACTTAAAAAGGGTAAAAGATAATGGCAAAAGTAAAAGGCTTATACGCCAACATCCATGCTAAGCGAAAAAGAATTAAAGCTGGTAGTGGTGAAACAATGAAACGACCTGGAGCTAAAGGTTTTCCAACAGCAGCCAATTTTAAGAAAGCAGCTAAGACTGCTAAGAAAGTTAAGAAAACAAAAAGAAAGTAACAAAATCGGTTTGATCTTTTCAGATCAGTTGTTAGTCAATTGACTTTCAGGGGTAGTGGTGGGTAAAGAATTTTAGTGGTATAAACTTTATATTAGGTTAACATTTAATTTACATAAGTTATGGTAAATGAGATGAAAACTAATATGAAAAATATACTGTGATTATACTTTTTTGTAAAAGACTAGGTATAGGTAGGTTTTTAGGGTGGGCAACTTGATTAACAGTCAACTGCTCTACCAACTGAGCTACCGAGGAATATTAAAAGTGTTTATATATATAGCCGAATTGAATCGCAAGATTTTTTTCGGCTCTTTTTTTGTGACTGTACTATTCGTTTTATGCGATAAAAATAATTTTGATTACAAAAGTTATACCAAAATTATACCGAATCGTTTCTCACAATTTCATATTTTTTTTATATCACCTGGAGCTAGGTGTAAAATGATTGCAGTATATGGTCAATTGACTGTTGTAATCCACTTAATCTCAGGTATAACTTATGTAATATATAACGTCAACTAACATAAGGAGAGAGAAAAATGACTACACAAAAACAAAGAAGAAATCGTAAAGTAATACAAATCACTTTAAATTTATACAAAGATCAAAAAAGACTTTTGAATTACTTTGGTATGATTTGTAATGTTGCAAGTGCTGATAAATATAATGCTACAATAAATATTCATAAAATTGATGGCACTATTGGAGAAGCACAAGATGTTGGTGCTTTAGATTTATTTGATAATCTAAAAATTGTAAAACCAAAACTTCCAGTTGATGAGCTGGAAGAATGTCAAAAAGAGAATGAGCTAAACTATTATGGAGGGAGAGCATAATGATTAAAAGATTAGTAAATAAATTGGCAGTAGATATTATCAATAAAAGAGGTTCTGGAGATAGTTGTCTTTACAATGATGTTGATGAATTTATTTGTAAAAATCAAAGACAATGGAAAGTTATCGACAGTATAATTGGTTATGATTCTTTTGTTGATATGGTTAGAGATAAACTTGATTTTTTATATAAAGTTGAGTTTAATATTTTACCTTGTTTTAAAACTAAACTAACAGGGAGAGCATAATGCAAACTTGTATAGAATGTGGAGAGGACTTAAAATTAGATTCTAATGATTTTCTAATATGTGAAAATGAAGATTGTAAAAAATCTAAGCCAGATACATTTGACCAGATTGGTCGTATTGAGCAACAAAACTTAATCAATGAAATGATGGATAACACATAGGAGAGAGCATAATGTCTAAAGAAAAACTACAATATAATAATATTACACCAGTACAAGTTAGAGGTCAGACTAAGTATCGTTTTCAGTACAAGGGTGCTGATAATAAAATCAAGTTTATTACAAGGGGTAAGAGAAAAAATCTTACTCCTATTGTAGTAAAGAAAGTTGAAACTGATGGTTTTAAAATTACTGATTTTAGCTATTGGAGTATAGATGAAGCTCACCAACTATGGCTTGTTCGTCAGCTTTATTTAGAAGATCAATATGGCAAACCATCTAAAAGCTGTATCAGAGATTATAATAGCTTTGCTAGCTTTCACATCTTGCCATACTTTTATAACCAGGATGCTAGGTTAATTGACAAAGATTCAGTAAAATCATTTGTTAAATTCTTGGAGGATAAGAAAACTATTAATCCTAAAACACTATCTAAAGTGTTTAATGTTTTAAGTGCTATCTTAGATGAGTCTGCTGCTAAAGAAAAAATAGCTAGAAATGTATGTAAGGATTTAGATTATCTTAAACATATTGTGATACCTGAGAAACAACTTAACAAACTTGATTTTAATGAGTGGTCATTGGATAGAGTTGTTGAGCTTATTAATCATATAGATAAAAAAGATATAAGATTAATGTTTCATATTATGTTGCAGACTGCTTGTAGACCAAGTGAGATTAGAGGTTTAAATAAATCGCATTTAAAATTTAGATCCAATCAACCTTATATTAGTATTACTCATGCAGTTAAAAGAGATGGTTCTCTTGGTACACCTAAGACTAAAGGTGGTACTAGAGATTTAGTTATCTCATCTGGTCTTAAAGATAAGATCCAAGAACACATCAGTAAATTACCAGCTAATCAGGAAAGCTTATTCCTTAATGACTTGGGTAATTATATGCGTTTAGAAACTCTTATAAGAGCCTTAGACAGGGCAACAAAGAGTTTTGGGGTAGTGTTACCCATACCTAGAAAGTGTTACTTTTTTAGGCACTACATGGCTACCTACTGGGCTAAGGAAAAGAAATACACAGATCCTCAGGATCTAGCTAATGCTCTTGGAGATAAGGATGTAAATTTTGTGAACCGAACTTACATTAAGCCTTATGCCAATACTGAAATGGAAAAAGGAAGAAGCGATTGGCAGAACCAACAGTTTAATAACTAATTATTTATACCAATACTTTTCGTAGTTCTCTGAGTTGTAGGGAACTACCTCCCAAATATCTTTTCTTTTAAATGATCTCTTACCCCAATCCAGAGCTTCTGCTTCTGTTGCAAAAATCTGATTGCTATAACTTCTAAATTTATCTTTGGGTTTAAATATAATAAAAAACATTTCTAATAGTTAATTATGCAACTTTTCTATTCTTGGTGTAAATTTTATAGATAAATTCTTAGGTAATTTCATAGTTTCATTGACTAAAAATTTAAAAGCATTTTGATTATTAATGTAAAGTTTTTTATTAATATCTAAATTATCCCAAACTTTAGTATATTGATTAAGGCATTTTTTATTTCTTCTTTTATTTTTGTACTCAAGAAACTTATTATATTTACCTTTATAAATAATTTGATTGTAAGCAGTAAGAGGAGTTATAAATTGAGGGTTAGGATTTTCATTAAATAAAAATATTTTACAAATAAAATTATTTAAACTTGGAGCTTTAGTTTTTTCTTTATTATATTTAGGCTTGAATCTATTAATTAATCGCAACTCATAATATTTTCTAAAATATTCATTGTTAAGAAAATTTAATTTTTTACTACTAATACATTTAGCTTTATCAAACTTTTTATCTTTATGTTGATTTATTCTTTTACCATTTTCTACTTTGGTTTCTCCTATATAAACAAGTTTATTTTTATTAAAAAGAAAATATATCTGAGGTTCTTTTTCAATGTTTATTATTTTCATATTTTAAAAAAGGAAGTAGGAGATGACTAAAAAACCTACTTCCTTAATACACAAAAGTGGATGGTTACAAAGCACCCACAACCACTTACACCATTAAAGAATAATGATGTAATAAGCACTTATTAAAGCTCAGATGATAGGGAGCAATCTCTATCTTTAGAACTATTAATTGGTGGCTCATATTGACCAACTAATTTTGTTTCAACATCTTTAAAAAAAATTTGTTTAATTGATGGGAATAATCTTAATTGATAGATGTTGGTAAATTGCTCAATCTCCATGTTAAGAAAACAACACACTTGAAATGTCTTATAAAGACTTAGTGTATTTTTCCCATGTTCAAATTTTTGAATCTGTTGGAAGCTGCAATTTAATTCCTTAGCTAATTGCATTTGAGTACATGGTTTATTAACCTGAATTGTATCTATAATATTTCCATCTTTATCATGTGATAATTTTTGTATTTTTCTGGAAGCTCTTGCTTGTCTTAATCTTTTACCAACCTCAATATCTATTTCTTTTTGAAGCTCACTTTTTACTGCTGATTTATATGGTCTTGTCATTTCTCTCTCCTTATTTTGGGCAGACTCCTAGCCTGTAATATTTTACAACTTTTAAGTTAGTTAGTAATTAAAGTTGAGTGAACTTGAAAGTAGCATCGCCATTTTCAACTAACACTATTTGTCGAAAAGTTTTTACATAAGATTTAAAAGCTTTAAGTGAATGAACGCATTGACCTGTGTTTTCTTTTGGTTTTTGCATAATCTCACCATGAAGTTTTTGAAGCTTAGCATATCTTCTCAACAAACTATTACTCCTTGCCATCCTGGTCTGTCCTATTGTTAAGTTTAATTACAGATTTTTCTAATTTAATTTCTGTAACTTTAAGTTCAGCGTTATCGCTTACAGTAGCTCCAGCAGCTATCTCTGCTGAATCAAATTCTTCTTTAGTTTGAAAACTTGCTTCAAAAAAACTTTCTTTAGTAACCTTGCTCATCTTCTAAACTCCATTGTTGAATACTCTCTGTTAAAACTAAGATTGGGTATCTGACTAATTTGTTTTTTAGATAATCTAATTTTACGATGAGCTGCTAAACCTTTTGAGATTAAACCTAACTTAAAAAGTTCGGCACATATTGCACCAGCTCTAGCTCTGCTGAATCCAAATTTTTCTGCTATCTCTTTATAAGTTGGGCTGAATTTATATTGTTTAATAAATGTTGATATAAAATCTAAGCAATCGTATTTGATCTTGCTTAAATATATATGATCGTTTTCTTTATTATCTTCCATCTTTATCCTTATCAAATAAATTAGTGATGTTAGGTTTAGTTACATAGTCAGGTGCTTTTTGTTTTGGACTACCTAATCCTTGCAATTGAAGTTCTAGTTTTGCTGAATACCAATTAGCTTTTTTTACATCCATCAAACAAGCTTCTGCTGTACTGCCATGTTTCGCACCAAACCTCATTGTGTATTTCAAAATTTGTGAACGCAAGAAACCAACTACCTCTAAACTAGATAGTTGGCTTACGATTGCATCATAAGTCTGAATACTTTTTTTATAGTGATTTGGGTTTTCGCTTTCAGCCATTAAAATGGTTGCTCCTCACTTGATGGTTTTTTATAAGGCTCAGATATAGTTCCTGATAAATCTGGACTACCTGGTTTAGTTTTCTCTGTTTGAATCCAAATAGCTATATCTTTGGTAACTCCATCACAGACAAGATTTCCAGAATAATGAGGATAGGCTTTACCAGCCACATCTGTTTCTTTAGGTTTTCTTTTCCATAGACTAATTTTATTATTAAACTCTGCCATTGTTATTTCCTTGTTTGTTTTGTATTTGTGATTTTAGTTTTGTGTATTCTGTTTCAACTCTTAGATCCTCAACAGGATCAGAACTGATTTGTTTTAATTCAGATTCAAATTCTTTCATCTGTATCTGAATATTATTTTCAAACTTGTTTGGTGATGCTGAAAGTTTTGCAACTTCTTTTAATTTTGCAATCCAATCGTTAGCTAATTTTGTTGTATCTACTTTAACAAATACTTTATCTTTATTTTGATAAGGCATAGCTTTAACAAGTATTGTTCCAGGTGCTTTAAAAGGTTTAGCTTTATGACCATCCTCATTATCCAAACCAGTTTCTAAATTAAGTGCATTTAAGAAAGCATATTTTCTGGAGTAAGACATAGCATTACCAGTTCCATATCGGTCAGTTGCTCCAAATGCTGAACAGCCTTGTATTAAAACAAATTCTTTTGAAGTGGTGTCATGGATAGTCATTTCACATTTAATAAAAACATACTTGTCAGTAACAGTAGGTTCATAATTACATACTGGATATAAACCATGTTTGTTCAAAGCATCCATCGCAACTTTTTGGACTGCATCATGGAGTAAGGGATTGAAATGTAATCCTGTTTTTTTAGGTGCTTTAATAACTTTGTCTGCTTCTTGACTTGCCTTACTTAACTTCTCATAAATATTACTCATCGTTCTCTCCTTGTTTTCTAATTGCTTTTTGTAAAATTTCTTTTTGTTTTTTTAATTGATTATTTTCTTCTAACAATTCACTATTAAGTTTTTGATGACCTTGATCTACTTCCTCAATTCTTTTTATTTCATCCTCAAGTTTCTCAATCACATTGTCCTGAGTTAAGAGTCTTGCATTTTTAAAAACTAATTTTTCAATTAGCTCAGATTTAGGAAGTGTTTGGTAGTGATCTACTAAGCCTTTAAAATCCATAGTTACCCTTAAATCTTTTTATTACTGCTGGATCAGTACCTTTCCACCAGAAACTATTTTTTCTTAATTCGGAAAAGTCAGGTTTGCAAAGTAAAGCAAGTGTGTTTATATCACCATCAGCTAATTCTAATTTCTTCTCCCAACATCTTTGGTAAAGAACCAACTCATCATAATAATGTTCCAAGCTTTCTGGTCTTAGTTCAGTACAATTTTCTGGAGTAAATATTCTTTTATCGCTGTCACTTGCATAAGTTAAAAATGGTTTTAATTTTGGTAATAGCTTTTGGTAAAGTGAAATTTGTAAGCAGTCAGAGTGAAATGGAACTAGAGGGCATTTCTTTTTAGTGTAAGAGTAACCAGCTTTTGTTTTAACTAGAGTACCAAAAACATTTTTAATATCTCCAAAGTGTGTTTCACCTATTAGATCCACATAAGATAAGAAGTAAGTTTGTATTCTATCATCCCAATGAGTGTACTCTAACTCAGCTTTCCATTTTTGTTTAGGCAGCTCACCAACATTGTCTAAATGATTTTGTGCAACTGGTATTAATCGTTCAACAATATGCTCAAATTTTATTTTATCTTTTTCATCTACTGGAGAATAATTATTAATCCTGTCCTGGACAGAGTCAAAGTTAAGAGCTTCTTCTAAAGTTTTATTTTCTGTGTAGTGTATTTGCACCAACTCATGCTCTAAAGTTCCACCCTCAAATGAACAGTTCTTAGGCATATCTCTTTTTTCTTTTGGAGTCATTACGATGTAATTTCTAAATCGTATGTCGTCAGGTATTGTGTTCTGAGATTTTGAAGTGTGCTTCAATCCGAACTTAGTGTAGCAATCACCAATTTTTCTGATTCGTTTCTCCATCCATAGTAGATATACTATGTAATGCTCAAAGCAACTTAATTATCACTCAATGATAAATGGATTAATAATCCCAGTATGATGGGTAGAGTTCTGTTACGATTCTTGAAGTCCAAGATGGAGTAATATCAGTTGCGATATTTGGAAGATTAACTTTACCAGTTGACCATGATCTATCTTGAACATCATAACGACCATTACTATTTGGTTGTAGATAACCAATATGAATTACTTTTGATTTCTTATCCTGGCAGATTCCATATCTTGAATCTGCTGAAGTGCTGATATTATTTTTAGGTTTAAAGACTCTAATCAAACCATTAGAGCTTGGAGTTTTAGTTATGATACCCTGACAGCCTGTATATCTAACTGGTACTGAGCATTTTTTAATATCTTTTTTTGAAAACAAAGCAATTCTACCATCATCAAATGCTTGACCAATTACATCTATATAAGCTGCCATACCCATAAAAAAATTAGATGAAATAAATTGATCGCCATTAGTTCTAAAATCATTAAAATATTTTGACAGATCAACAGCCAATTCTTGAGCATCAAAATAACCTGGAGCATCAGGATTTCTATTAATTAATCTTGAGATTTTAACTCTCATGTTAGCTTGATCTTTTTTAGGGTAAGTAGCTCTAATAAAATCGTCAGTAGTTTTTTTGTATCTTTTTTTAAGAAACTCTAAACCCTCTTTTCTAAAACCATTTGTGCTATCAGTCATATTATTTTTAGTCTTGTATAGCACATCGAATTTATTTGTTGGTTTTTTATTTAACATAACTTGACCTTATGTTGACTTGATTGTGGTTGCAACATAATTATCTCTGGTTATTAATTGTGTTAGCGATTCATTTGTAAAATTAATTGGTGGATCTCTGGACTATATGAGAGAAAACATAGATAAAATAAGGGTTTTAGTACTTAATCTAAGGGAAATAGTTTCTCTAATAGTTTCTTATAAACAAAAATCATTATTAATTAAAACAGTCCAGTTAGAATTAAGCAACCTTTTTTACTGTAAATGTCGCACCATATTTAGTGCCAAAAACGAATCACCTACTATATGAGCATATTTTTTTTGATATTAGCATTTGGAACATCTGACATTAATCCAGGCTACCAACTTATTAAAATTCCTATTACACAAACAGTTAAGAAAATCACTTGCAGTCAGGCTTATGAAAAAACCATAGACAAATCAGATAAAGACTTTGGCAATTTTTATAAGGGAAAAATAATTTCAGCTCATTGGTGTAAAGACGAAAAAGGTGAGTGGGTTAAATGAGTCCAGAAATAGAATTAGATTTATATGAGATAACAACTGCTGCCCAGACTGGTTTGCTTAGAGTTACTGAAAGCATAAAACAAAAGCAAGAATGGTGGCATGGTTACAAAGGTACTTTAGAAGATAAAATTGCTAAAAGTATTAGTGGTGCAATGGCAGAAATTGCATTGTGTGTTTATCTAAAAACACCATTTGAATTTCATACCAATGTTGGATCAGCACCAGATGTTAAATACAAAAATTACAATATCCAGGTTAGATCCCAGACTCCTAAAAAAAATAATAACAACTCATTAATCATAAGACCAGGAGGAGTTAAACCAAATGAGATTTATGTATTTGTATTAAGTGAAGCACCAAAATTTACTATTAAAGGATTCATTAATAGCTCTGCTGTAATAGGTAAGGATGATTATTTAACAGACTTCAATCTTGCCAGACCAAAAGTTTGGGCAGTACCTTTAAAAATTTTAAATCCAATAATTCTACTTAAAGACGAAAGTTTAAACTAATGGCTAATGTTTATGGAGATGTGAAAGTTTGTTGTAAATGTGGCAGTGATGCCGATGTTATTGAAAGCAATTGTAATTATTGTGCTGATTGCATAAGTGAAAAATGGACTGGAAAAAACATAGAAGAATTATCTCAGGAAATATTAAAGCAAGATAAATTAAAGGTGGTCAAACAATGATCCCATTTCCTAAAAAGAAATACAATATTATTTATGCTGATCCACCTTGGTATTTTAAAAGTTATTCAAAAAAAGGAGAAGAACGAAATGCTACAAAACATTATCCATGTATGGAATTTAACGATTTATTGGATCTTAATATTAATGATATTGCTGCTGATGACTGTGTATTGTTTATGTGGGTTGTTGATCCTTTATTGCACAAGTCTTTTGAGCTGCTTAAAGCATGGAATTTTAAATTTAAGACAGTAGCTTTTACTTGGGTAAAACAGAATAGAAAATCTGAGGGTAATTTTACTGGAATGGGATATTGGACTAGAGCCAACCCAGAGATGTGTCTGTTAGCTACAAGGGGCAAACCTAAGAGGGTTTCGATGAGTGTTAAGCAACTTGTTATGGATGTAAGGAGAGAACACAGTAGGAAGCCTGATAGGATCAGGAATGACATAGTTGAGCTTTGTGGTGATCTTCCTAGAATCGAATTATTTGCCAGACAAGATTTTAAAAGCGATGGATGGGATAATTGGGGGAATGAGCTTTAATGAAAACATTTGAAAAGTTTCATACCGATTTATTAAACAACAAAGTTTTAAGTGCCAATGAAAAGGTTGTTTATATTATTTGTAAGAGTTTTGAAAATGCCCCAATGGGTTGTCGTATTTCTCATAAGTATTTGATGGATAGAACCAAAATTAAGACCAGGAAAACATTAATTAAAATCCTTGACCGACTCACTTTGTTTGGAATGTTGGCTAGAAAGCAAATTGACAATTCAACTTGTCATTATGTTTTTGATAAAACTACAATGCAAGAATACATCAATCACAACATCAATAAGAGAAGAAGAATATCATTGGGCAAACAAAAAAATAGTCCACAGATTAATCCACAAATAGACAATGTTATCAACATACTAAGAAAGGATAAATAAAATGGGAGTAGCAAAAACATCATTTGGGAGTAGCGAAAAGGAGAGTCAATCTATACCTATTATCTATACCTATTTAGGGAGATATATATAATGACAACATATGTAGATCCTAAGTTAGTTGCCAAAGCATTGGCAAGGGTAACTAAATCATCAAATGTTTATTATTCTAGTGCTGTAAAAAAGATTAAGAAAAATCGCAAAGAATATTATCAAAATAAAGAAACTAAAACACTACAAAAATCACTTAGTAAAGATAGATTCAACACTTACCTGGAGGAATTGTATAAAGCTGATGATAACAAATAATCTTACAATAGATGAGTTAGATAGATTTTTACAAATATCGTCTTTTTGCGATAGCAAAATGCCTAAAGTAAAAGCTAAGTCATTACCTACGATGTTTAAAGTAATCGACAATGCTATTGGCATTGGAGAAGATGCTGAGAGTATTAAAAACTTAGATAAATATGCAGCTACCTTAAAAATAACATTAACATCAAGACAGATAACAATTTATGACTTTGTATTGTTAGTTATGTTAGATGCAAAAGCATCTGACAGAGAATTAATTTATTTACGCAACTTTCCTCATCGATTATCTCTTAGAAAGATGAAAAGAATGTATTTGGATTGGTCACATACTAAGATTGGATATGAATATGAAAAAGCATTAAAAAATGTTTGTAAGTATGCAAATAGAAATCTAAAAAAATATATTTGACAAGTTGACAGTTAAAACCTAAAAAAAATCTACACTTCATATATTAAGGTTTTTCATTAACCTCTTTCGGTGAAGATTTTAGGCAGATCAGCTTTATTTCGTCTTTCTCTCTCTCAAAACAAACTATCTGCCTAAATATTACTAATTACACTCAATTGGATTAAAGCTAAGTAATTTATGCTTCTTTTGAAGTTTAGGACATTTAATAATGTCTTTTAACATCTCTTTTTTTGCATAAATTTTAACAATATCCAATTTGAACATATTTACTGTGTTGGATGATATTTTATTATTTCTAAACATATTATTCCTCTCTGATTCGGTTAATAACGAATCTAAGTGAGTTAACATGAGTGTTAATTCAATTACAACCTTTAATTACATTTAAAATGGCTAATAAAACAAAAAAGAATCCAAAAGTTATCGCTGAGATAATAGAAGAACTAGCAATTGGTTTAAGTATCAGAAGTTGTTTATCTCCAAAGAATAAAAATCCAGACAGACCATGTTGGCAATCATTTAGAACCTGGATGGCTAAAGACCAAGAGCTTAGAAGCCAATATGAAATAGCTAAGACTGATGGAATAGAATATTTATTAAGTGATGCTACTGATTTAATTAATCAGAGTTTAGAAGATAGTAAATACAAAGAGAAAACAGATTTAGGTCAGACTCACTTAATCAAATCATTTATTGATTTAACTAAGTGGAAATCAGAACGATTAGCACCTAAAACATACATGAAAAAAGATCAATTACAGGTATTTGGATCAGATTCCTCTCCTTTGATTGTTAAATGGGATAAGTAAAAGTATTGTATTGATTGGGTTATTGTATGATTCATGGGAGTCAGAGATTAATCTAGCACACACTCTCTTATAGAAAAAAAAGTGTGATATATTTGTCACAAAATAGAATGATTCTAAAGTAAAACCTTAAAAAATTAAGGTAAGCTATACTTTATTTATATTTCTATAAATAAATGGCTAATTTATTAGCTTATTTAACCAGAGCAGTTGATTAACAATCATTTTACTCAGTTTTGCACCAGAAAGTCATGGGGTGAAGAAAAAAGCGACCCCCAAAACTTATTTAGAAATTAAAAATAAAATTAGGGAAGTTACACACACCTACAACAACCAACCACTATTAGGAAATATTATGACAGAAGAAGAACGAAAAAAAAGAGCCAAAGCTCAAAAAGCTTTAGAACTTAAATTTAAAAGCTTAACAGGAGTTGCTACCCAAAAAGATAATAACGCAATTGATAGAGCTAATGTTATTGAGGGTCTTGACCTTAAATTTATAGCTGAGAGAACTGGTGCTGCTGTATCAGAAGAAGAATTAGCAATGATGAAAAAAATGTTAAAAAATAGATAACTGTAATGAAAAAATTTGACGATAAAAAAATGGGTTATACAGCTATCGTCTATGTGATGGAATCTACTAAAAGTGTGATCGTACATTTTGATGGTTTTAAAGATATTAAAGAATGTGATAATTTTTCTTATCAGATCATGGATGATCTTGGCATAGAGCCTATTTCTACATCTGAAAGTATTACACTCCACTAATTTTAAAAAATGCCCAATATAGTTATACCTTACAAGCCTAGAGCTTTACAAAAGATACTACATGGTCAAATAGATAAACATAGGTTTAGTGTGATTGTTCTCCATAGGAGAGCTGGAAAAACAGTCATGGCTATAAACCATATGTTAAGAGCAGCTTTAACTAACAAGTACCTTAACCCTAGATATGCCTTTATATCGCCCTACAGGCTACAAGGAAAGGCGACAGCTTGGGATTACATAAAGCAGTTCGCTGGAAAGATACCTGGCACAAAATTTAATGAATCTGAGCTTAGATGTGATTTGGCAAATGGTGCAAGGATAACAATTCTTGGGGCAGAAAATGATCAAGCAATTAGAGGAATAAGTTTAGATGGTTGTGTATTCGATGAAACACAATCTATTAAACCAACTATATTTCCAGAAGTCATAAGACCAGCTCTGGCAGACCGAAAAGGTTGGTGCATTTTTATTGGGACACCAAAAGGAAGAAACAATTTTTATCAGCTTTACGAACAGGCTAAAAAAAATCCTAAATGGTATGCTTGTACTTACAAGGCAAGTGAAACACAGATTTTAGACGATGAGGAATTACAGGCTGCTAAAGATGTAATGTCCAAAGATTTATATGAGCAAGAATTTGAATGTTCATTTCAAGCTGCAATAACAGGATCATATTATGGAACTATAATAGAAGATTTAGTAAGAGAAAAAAGAATGGTGTCTAATCTATATGACGAAGATATAGATGTAGAAACTTGGTGGGATCTTGGAATAAATGACCAGACTGCAATATGGTTTGTGCAACGATACAAAAAAGAAATAAGATTAATTGATTATTACGAAAACACCTCACATGGTTTAGATCACTATGCTGACGTTTTAAAAAATAAAGGCTTTGAATATAGCACTCACATATTTCCACATGATGTAAAAGTCAGGGAGCTTGGCAATTATGCTAAAACAAGATTAGAAGCTTTATTGGATCTTGGGATAGTTGGTGAAGTAGCACCCAAGCTTAGTATTGAAGATGGCATAGAAGCTGTCAGAAGAAATTTAATAAATTGCTGGTTTGACAAAGACAAGTGTGCAACAGGCATTGAGTATTTAAAAGCCTACCAAAAAAAATGGGATGACAAGGCACAAGTTTTTAAATCTAAACCCAGCCACTCCTACGCAAGTCATGCAGCAGATTCATTTCGTACTGGCATAGCTGGGCAAGGAATAGAGCTTTCAAATTGGAAAAAAGGATTTGAAATAAATACAAATTATATAGTTTAAAAAGTTATGGCAAAAAAAGTATCAGAATTAGAAATTAAAAGCATAATTTCATCAGAGATAAATAACTCTATGGGGTTTATGGGTGGAGCTTTATCAGAGTCTAGAAAAAAATCGCTTGAGTATTATATGGGCGAAAAACTAGGCACAGAAGTTGATGGTCGTAGCCAGGTGGTTAGTACAGATGTTTCAGACACTATTGAAACTATCTTGCCAAACCTTTTAAGAGTTTTTACTTCATCTGACCAAGTAGTTAGATGTGATCCTGTTAAAGCAGAGGATGTAGAGTTAGCCGATCAAGTAACTAACTATATTAACTATATTTTTAACAAAGATAATAATGGTTTCTCAATTTTATATACCTGGTTCAAAGATGCTCTTTTAGAAAAGAATGGAATTGTCAAAGTCTATTGGGATGATGCCAAAAAAGTTGAACAAGAAACATACGAAAATTTAAGTGATTACGAATACGATTTATTAATGCTTGATAGTGATATTGAAGTTATATCAGAGGAATCATTTGTTGATGAATATGCTTTAACTAGATTAGATCAATTTAAACAAGAAGCAGCACTTAATGGACAAGAGGTTGAAGAAGTTCCAACTCCAATGTTGCATAATTGTATTATTAAAAGAACTAAATCGGCTGGTAAAGTTAAAATAGAAAATATACCACCAGAAGAATTTTTAATTCAAAAATCAGCAAAGACTATTGAAGAAGCAAATTTTGTAGCTCACAGAGTTATGAAAACTAGATCCGATTTAATTGAGATGGGTTTTGACGAAGATATTGTTAATGATTTACCAACTTCAAATAATAATTTATTTAATGATGAAAGTTTAATAAGAAACTCAACTATTGACGATTCACCGACTGATGATAGTCCAGATGATAGTACGGCTGAAATTGAAGTTTATGAATGTTATGTTAAAGTTGATATGGATGGCGATGGTGTTGCTGAACTTAGAAAAGTAATTTGTGCTGGAACTGGCTATGTTATTTTAGAAAATATGCCATGCGATTTTATTCCGTTTTGCAGTTTAACTCCGATCCCAATGCCACACAGATTTTATGGTAGATCAGTTTCAGAATTAGTAGAAGATGTGCAGTTAGTTAAATCAACTGTTATGCGTCAGTTGTTAGATAATATGTATTTAACAAATAATAATAGAGTTGCTATAATGGATGGTATGGTCAACTTAGATGACCTATTAACTTCAAGACCAGGTGGAGTTGTAAGAACTAAGCAGCCACCAAGTCAAGTTATGATGCCAATGCAAAATCAAACTATTTCGCAACAGGCTTTTCCATTATTAGAATATTTAGATACAGTTAGAGAATCTAGAACTGGTGTTACAAGATACAATCAAGGTATGGATGCAGATGCTTTAAATAAGACTGCAACTGGTGTTAATGCTTTGATGAGCCAATCTCAAATGAGAATGGAACTGATAGCTAGAGTATTTGCTGAAACTGGTGTTAAAGATTTATTTAAAAGAATTTTTGAACTTACTTGTAAGTATCAAGACAAAGAAAGAGTAGTTGAATTAAACAATCAATTTATTCCAGTTAAACCTACTGAATGGAGAAATAGATATAATATTTCTATTACTGTTGGTTTAGGTACTGGAAGTTCTGAGCAACAAATAGGTATGTTAAACAATATCCTAGAAAGACAGCTCCAGGCATTTCAATTACAGGGTGGTCAAGAATACCCAATGGTTAGTCTTAAAAATATTTATAATAGTTTGGCAAAAATTATTGAAAATGCTGGTCTTAAAAATGTTGAGAATTACTTTGTTAATCCAGATCAAGGTAAATCAATGGTTCAACCTAAACAACCACCAGCTCCAACTCCTATTGAGAAAATAGAGTTCGCTAGAATAGCAAGTGAAGAAAAACGTAAATTAGCTAGTTTAGAATTAGAGTTAAAAGCAATCAAAGGCAGTAATGCTAAAATGCTATTAGAGAATGAAATTAAAATGAAAGAACTTGAGCTTAAATATAATGCTCAAATAGATTCTGCACAAATTAAAGCAGAAGCCGATCTTAATAAAATGTTAGTAGCCGAAAGCACACAAGACTTTAGAAATGCACAAGAATCACAACAAAACTTACAAAAACAAATTGAGTCATTAAATGGACAACCAGGAACAAGCGAAGCTCCAACAGGAAGTAAGCCAATCAAACAAGGCTAGTACATTATTAGAAGATCCTTTACTAAAAGATTCTTTTGATAAGTTAAAAAATTTATATTGCACAAGTTTATTAAATACTGGTGTTAATGAAAATGAAACCAGAGAAAAACTTTGGTTAGCTTATAACATTGTTGGTAAAGTTGAACAAAACTTACAAGAAATTTTAGATACTGGAAAATTAGCTTCTAAACAATTGGAAGATTATAGAAACCAGATTGAAAACCAAAAATTCTAGCCACTAAGGTTAGGATAAGTCAACCTCACAAGAGGAACTTAACTTACAAGGAAACATATGTCAGACAATCAAGGCAATCCATTAAAAGGATCTGAAACTGATTTGCAAATAGCTCAAGAAGCTGTAAATGGTTTATTAAACCCACAAGAAGAAAAAACTATTGGACAACAAGAAGCTCCAAAGGAAGAAATTCAACAAAATTCTCCTGAACCAACAAATGAGGAATCGGAAACCGATCAATCTCAGGAACAGGAAATAACGGAAGAAGAATCGCAAGATGAAACTTCCGAAGATGTATCTCAAGATGAAGAACAAATTGATACTCAAGAGAAACTAGAAAATTCCACCTACAAGGTAAAAGTTGCTGGTCAAGAATTAGAGGTTACCCTTGATGAGTTGAGAAATGGCTATCAAAAAGATGCAGATTACAGACAAAAGACGGAGGAACTTTCTAATGATAGAAAGAACTTTCACTCTCAGTCTGAAAAGCAAAGACAAGACTATTCTCAAAAGCTTACTGAGATGAATCAAATTTTGTCTAATGCCCAACAAGAGCTTAATACAGAGATAAACTCTGCTGATTTAGAAGCTCTTTACGAAGAAGATCCAGCACAAGCTGCTAAGATTGAACATAGATTAAGAAGAAAGCAAGAAATGCTTAATTCATCTATTCAAAAAACTCAGTCTGAGCAAAAAATACAATTTGATGGATATTTACAAACTGAAAAAACGAAATTAGTGAATAATATTCCTGATTTTGCAGATCCAGGTAAAGCATCAAATTTAAAAAGCAATATGAGAAGTCATTTAGCTAAATATGGGTTTAACGACTCAGAAATAGCTCAAGTATATGACCATCGTATTTTAATGTTGGTGAATGATGCTATGAAGTTTGGAAATTTACAAAAAGCAAAACCAAATCTTGCTAAAAAGATTTCTAAGCCAAGCAGAATGTTTTCGTCAGGGATTAAACAAGACAAGAGTGATGTCAGATCAAAAGCTAGTAGGGATAAGTTTAGTCGTTTAAGAAAAACTGGGCATATTAAAGATGCTCAAGATGTTTTCTTAGACATGATAACTAACAAATAACCTCAACAATAAGGAAAAATAAACATGGCAATCGTAACAAATACGTTCCAAACTTTTCAAGCAAAAGGGAACAGAGAAGACCTAAGCGATATAATCTATTAATGTTAGTAGCCTTATGGTCTTAAAAAGCTGTAATGGAAAAAATCGGTGAATTCAGGGGAACTCCTTATGGGACAATCCTGAGCTAAGCTATATAATTTAAAAGGTATATAGAAAGTGCAACGACTAGAAGTTGAGGATAACAATAATACTTCCAAGAGTGCCGATCCTGAAAAGGATGATATAGTCTGAACTGCATAGTAATATGCAGAAGTAATAATTAAAAAAATTACGATAACACAATTGAACATCTCACCAACAGATACTCCATTTATGAGTGCAATTGGTAAAGAAAAAGCTACTGGAACATCACATGACTGGCAAACAGATGCTCTTGCAACTGCTGCAGCTAATGCACAAATAGAGGGTGATGAAGTTGCTTTTTTAGCAGTTAATCCTACTAAAAGAATCAGTAACCAAACTCAGATTTCAAGAAAATCTGTTATTGTTTCTGGTACTCAGGACACTGTAAATAGTGCTGGTAGAAATAACGAACTAGCTTACCAAATCTCAAAAAGTTCAAAAGAACTTAAAAGAGATATGGAAGTTGTTCTAACAGCTAACCAATCATTTAATGTTGGTGCTGCTGGAACTGCAAGAACTTCTTCTGGTTTAGCTTCTTGGATTCAAACTAATGCAGTTGCTGTCGGTGCTAATGGACAATTTAATCCAGGTGGTGGATTAGTTGATACTCCAGGAATACTAAGAGCTAATGGTACTCAAAGAGTATTTACTGAAGCTTTACTTAAAGAAACAGTTAAGAAAACTTGGGAATCAGGTGGAGATCCATCAATGATTATGTTGGGTTCTTTTAATAAACAAAAACTATCAGGATTTACTGGTGGCAGTACTAAAATGACTCAGGCTGACGACAAGAAACTTGTTAATGCAATTGACATTTATGAATCAGACTTTGGATCAATGACTGTTGTTCCAAATAGGTTCTCAAGAAATAGAGATGTTTTTGTACTAGAGCCTGATATGTGGGCAGTTGCTTACCTAAGAGATTTCAAACTTATGGATCTTGCAGTAACTGGTGATGCTCAGAAAAAAGCTATGATAGCTGAATACACACTTGTTTCAAAAAATGAAGCAGCAAATGGTGCTGTATTTGATTGCACAGCAGCTTAATCAAAACATTTATAGTGGGGATTAATCTCCCCACTATTATTTAATTAACAATTTTGTTTTCTTTGAAGATTTAATATCGGAACGAAGCAATACAAAAAAAGGAAAATACTATGAGAACACTAAACGATTATTTTATAACTGGTGTAATACCAAACGTATCAGCAGCATCATCAACTTTTGTTGCTATACCTGATGGTGGAAGAATAATTAAAATTATTACACACAATGCAGTTGTAACTACAGGAACAGCAGCTATCACTTTTGAAATAGGTGGAACAGCAATTGCTGGTAGTGCAATTAGTCATACAGCATCTGGATCAGCTAACAGAGTTAAAACTGTTGCTCCAACTGGTGCTAATAGAGTTGAAGAAGATGGTGCTGTTGAACTTATCACTAATGGTGGATCAACAAATACATCAGCTATGGCTGTAACTCTTATTATTAGAAGATAATTACAAATTTTGTGGGGATCTTGTCTAGCGATACTTCCCCACAAATACTAATCAAATAAATAAAGGAAATAAATTATGCCAATGGGTAAAGGGACGTATGGTTCTAAAAAAGGTAGACCACCAAAAAAAGGTAAAAAGAAAAAATCAAAATCTAAAAAAATGAAAGGTAAATATTAATGTCATATAATTATGGTTTAAGACCAGGTGTAACGCAAAAAATTGCAACATCAGCAACAGCAGCATCTTCAAGTGCAGTTGGTAGTCAATGTCAATATTTAAGATTAATAGCTAGTACAGATTGTCATGTAAAATTTGGCACAAGTACAGCTCAAGGTGTGGCAACAATGAATGGTGCAGTAAGTGGTGCTGCAACAATTACTATTGATACAGTTGTACCTGGTTTAGCTCCAATCACAGTTGGTCAAGTAGTTACAGGAACTGGAATATCTTCTCTTATAACAGTTGCAAGTATTACAAGTGCAACAGTAATAGTTTTAAGTGGAAATGTAAGTGTTAGTAATAATGTTGTTTTAACTTTTTCTGACACAGCAGCAACTCCAGCAACAGTTAGTGATATGTTTGTATCAGCAGAAGAATTTGAAATTTTTAAAGTTTCTCCAAATACTAAAGTATCAGTAATAAGATCAACAGAAAATGGTTTTTTATTTATTACTGAAATGACAGGCTAGTGGCGAAGCAAAATTTTAGTTCTTATACACCAAGAGATAAGCCACCTAAATTAGGTAAGCACAAAAAAAATCTTAACAAGTCAGAAAAAAGAAATATGAAACTTACTAGATATAAAGGTCAAGGTCGTTAATGAGAAAAATTAGTGAAGAAATAGATAAAAATGTTAAAGAAACTTATTTTGATAATGATAAAGATGGGGTTGTCCATAAAAGATCAATAGATGTTGAACCTATTTTAAAAAACAATAAAGAATTATATAATCACAATGATGGTTATAGTCCTGGTAAAGGATTAAAAAGAATAGCATCTATTCCAACTATGGTTCTTGAAATTTGGTGCAAAGAATATCACAAAGATCAAAACAAAAGTAACTGGTTTGCTTTGCCACAAGAAACACAAAAAAAAATTTTAAAAGAAAAACTAAACAGTAATGAGTTTAGATATTTCAGAACATCAGAGGGTAAATATTAATGGCATTAACTACATACACAGAATTAAAAGCATCACTTGCTAACTGGTTAAACAGATCAGATTTAACAACTGAAATAGGTGATGACTTTATTAAATTAGCAGAAGCTGATTTTAATTCTAAATTAAGAGTTAGATCAATGATAGCTCAAGTAAATATAACTGTTAATGCAGAAACTGCTGCTTTACCTACTGACTTTTTACAAGCAAGAGATTTTTATATTTTAGCTGGTCAAACAAAAACTCCATTGGTTTATGCAACACCAGCATCAATGGATGCAACAAGTGGAACATCAACTACTGGCAGACCATCTTCATTTACAATTTTAGGAGATACGTTAAGATTTTCTCCAAAACCAGATGCAACTTATACAGCAGTAATGAATTATTTTAAAAAATTCCCAGCTTTAACTTCATCAGTTGCAACAAATTATATTCTAAAATCTCACCCAGCAATTTATTTGTATGGATCATTGTTTCATGCAGCAAACTTTTTAGGTGGTATCAATCCACAACAAGTCCAAGTTTGGCAACAAATGTTTGGAACTGCTATGGAACGACTTGAGTTAAACGATAG